TAGTTATCATGTAGCTGTAATCCAGAAATGTAATCCCGGGACAGGGCGTTGCAAGTATTTATCCCCAAGTAAAAATTGGCACTACGGAACTTATTTGTTCACGATAGATTCTGCTCACCCTGATCCCAATATTCCTGATGTCGGATATTCCGAAGTCCCGAGCCAACATAAGTCGTTTAATATTCTAGAACTAGATAACGGCCACTATGCGGCGCAACCAAATAACCGAGTTATATTTTACGATAAAAGTTTGTCTCCCAAAAAAATGATGTTCCCTGACTATAAAGTTTCGACTATTGAATATAGTGTCGAGCATCATTCTAAATGGGTCGCAGGCGATGATGAAAGTTTCTTTTATGAACTTAGAGATACTACAAAAAGCTGAACAGATAATCTTAGATAAGAACGCTCCTCAAGAGATTCGAGAAAAAGCGTTCCTGGTCATCAAGAGCCAGAAAGAAAAACAGGAAGTATCTGGAGCGCAAACTTCGATACTAAAGTTTGCTCAGCATATGTATAACGGATATAATACTCCTGCTCATATACAATTAATCGCTAAAAATTTAGAAGCGTTAGAGCGAGATGAATTTGATCGTCTAGCGATCTTTATGCCACCAAGACACGGAAAGTCTATGCTATGTTCTGAAATGTTCCCTGCTTGGTTTCTTGGAAGGAATCCTAAAAATTTCGTTATTCAATCTACGTATGCTCAAGAACTAGCTGATGATTTTGGACGCAAGGTGCGTAACCACGTGAAATCGGAAGAGTTCACTAAAGTTTTTCCGAACACGACACTTCGAGATGATTCTACTTCAGCGAAACGTTTTCACACCGTTCAAGGTGGGACGTATTCAGCGGTTGGTGCGGGCGGTGCGATTACAGGTCGTGGTGCTCACTTACTCATTATTGATGATCCGATTAAAGGGCGTGAAGATGCGGAATCTCAAGTTCAAAGAAGGAATTTAATTGAGTGGTATAAGTCGGTTGCTTTCACACGATTAATGCCGGGCGGAAAAGTAATCATCATTCAAACACGATGGCACGAAGAAGATCTCGCCGGTTTCGTTTTAGAAAATGAACCAGGTCAGTGGAAAGTTTTAGATCTTCCTGCGATTAACGATAACGGGGATGCCCTATGGCCCGAAGCCTATCCTCTCGAAAAATTAAAAAAGATTCAAGCGACAGTCGGAGAAAGAGTCTGGCAAAGTTTATACCAGCAGAAGCCATCAGCAGAGCAAGGGCAAATCTTAAAAAGAGATTGGTGGCAAGTATGGGATAAAAAAAGATTCCCAGCATGTCATACGATCATTCAATCGTGGGACACTGCGTTCAGTGCGAAAGAGTCTGCGGACTATTCAGCGAGAACAACGTGGGGTGTTTTTACACATATAGACGAAGAAGGAAGAGATCAAGCTTGTATAATTTTACTTGAAGCTTGGCGTAATCGTGTCGAGTATCCTGAACTACGAAAAGAGGCTCAACAATCATTTTTCGATTGGAAGCCCGATGTCGTCTTAGTCGAGAAACGAGCATCAGGGCAAAGCTTACTTCAAGATCTACGAAGAGCAGGGATCCCTGTGAAAGAATTTACACCAGATCGAGATAAAGTTTCGAGAGCACATGTCGTAGCTTCCATGTTAGAAACGGGACTAATTTGGGTACCGAAGGAAGCGTGGGTCGATGATGTGATTGAAGAATGTGCTTCCTTTCCTTATGGAAAGCACGACGACTTAGTCGATACGACTACTCAAGCGTGGCAACTCATACGAGATAATTATTTAGTTTCTCACCCAATGGATCCCGAAGATGAAGAATGGGACGATAAACCTTACCGAGTCATACAGAAAAAGTCCTTTTACAGTTAAACAAATATCGTTATAGTATTTGAATGGCAAGTATGTATAAAGCGACCAAGCCCATGCCGGCAAAATCTAGACCTAATTATGCGAAAGCTTTAATCGAGGAAGATGATCGTTTCTACGATAAATATGCAGCGTGTCTCAGAGATGATGAGATGCTCGTTGAAGCTATGAATAATCCAGGAAAAGAAATTACCAGCGATAGCATGCAAGAAACACCTATGGAAGTAAGTGGCATGATGGTCATTAAAATAAAGGGTTAGTTATGAAAAAGAAAATGACTGCAGGCGCAGGGTCAGGAGAAGGTCGTCTACAAAAATCTAAAATGGATTTGAATAAAGACGGCAAGATTTCTGGTTATGAGAAAAAGCGTGGCATGGCGATTATGAAAGCTATGTCAAAGAAAAAGAAAAAGGGGAAGAAGAAAAAGTAATGGGAACGTATAATAAAAAATATAAAGGAACCAGAACTGGTCTAACACCCGGTCCTAGTGATCGTGAAGCTATCGAAACTGCAACACGTGCTATGGAAGGAATGAAATCTAGATACTTAAATACAACGAAAGCTGAAACTTCTTCAATGGGAAGTGATGGCAGTAAAGAAACCAAAGAGTGGTTAAATTCAAAGGAGTAAATCATGCCAGGATCAAGATACAAAGAATTAAAAGAACTTCTCGATAAAGCAGTAGAAGAAGATGATCAAGATCAAATCGATATTATCGAGCCTGAACTAGAACAACTTGAACCAGATGACGATGACGATTAATGGCTGAGTACAAAGGCAGAAAAGTTCCTCTTAACAAACCGATGAAAGGTGATGTTAAGAAATTTAAAGTTTTTGTAAAAGATCCCTCAACAGGGAGAGTCAAAAAAATTAATTTTGGCGATAAGAACATGACGATCAAGAAAAATAATCCTGCAAGAAAAAAATCTTATTGTGCACGTTCTGGCGGAATTAAAGGAAAGAATAATAAACTATCCGCAAACTATTGGTCAAGAAGGGCTTGGAACTGTTAAATGGCTATTGCTGGTGGAGGTAGTGGCGGAGTAAAAGCTTACGAAAAAGCTGTTCGTAGAGCAACACCTAGTTATAACTCTCCTGTTAATACAAAACCTTCCGGCGGCCCTCAAGGTGGTAAAGGAAGAACTTTAAGTAAGGGCGCTATTCAAACAGTAATGGACGCAACAAGATACGCCGAAAAAATCGGAAGTCCAATGCAGTTTAGCGATATTGCAGATCAATACAAACAGTATAACGTTAAGTATGATAGACCAGCTGTCTTTCGTGAAAATTACGGAGATGTCGTTAATGCTGTCGGAACTCCATTAGCACCAACTTATTACAAAGATCCAGTTACAGGTGAAGAAAGATTTGTAGCTGCAGCTCCGCCAACATTTGCTCAACTCGGTGGAGATATGGGAAGAGCATTATTCTCAGGCTACAATACTTATGTTCCTCAATCTCAAGCTACGATAGGTCCGTACGGACTTCCTGTAGGACCAGAAGGTTCCGTTCCTATTAGTAGTGGAGGCTATATTCAAAGACAACCTGGTTTATTCCAAAGTATCGGAAAAGCAGGAATGGATTATTTAGGTTCAGGTGGATTACTAGGTGCTATTCTAGGAATGTTTAAATCTACTAAAGAAAAATAATGCCTATGAATAGATCTTTATTTTCTAAACAGATTAGTGTACCATCAAAAAATGGCAAAAAGAAAAAAGCTAAAAAGATCGCCAAAAGAAAAAGGCGTTCCAAAAAAGTATCTTAGTGGTACTTCTGGAAAACTTCGTTCAAGAAGAGCTGCAGCCATTAAAAAAAGAAATAAGAATTATAAAGGTGAAGGAGCACTACCTGGCGACTTAGATTCTAAAGGAAGATATAAAGGTGGAGCTAAGAAAAGTAAACACACAGCAAAATTTAAAAGGATGTACGGATAATGTCTAATGTAACTAAAGCACTTCAGAATAAAGCAAAAAAGACAGGGAAGTCTGTATCTACGTTAAGAAAAATATATAATCGAGGACTAGCTGCACATCGAACTTCAGGTCATCGTACGGGTGCTTCTCCACAAGCATGGGCGATGGCGAGAGTTAATTCAGCGTTAACAGGTGGAAAGGCCGCTAAAGTTGATGCTGATATTTTAAAAGGCAAGAAAAGTAAAAATAGAAAAGCAGATGGCACGAAGAAGAAAACGAAAAAGAAAGGCAAGAAAAAGTAATGGCTACTAAAATAGAAAACGAATTAGAAAAATTAAGAAAAGAAAATAAAAGATTAGATAGAGAAGTTACTAAGCTTCAATCGAAAGTTTCACAAAGAGATCAATCATTAAAAGAAAAAGATTTACATATAACATTTCTAACTGATCGTTTATCGAATTGGGCAGATAAGTTTTTTGAATTACGAACTAACTTTATAAATTTACCAATCGGAGATAAAGTTAAGCTACAGGAGAGAATGCAAGGTGGCGAGTGAAGAAGAAAATAAAATTGAAGATGTACTAGAAATAGAATCAGACGGTTCTATTAACGTAGATATATCTGAAGATGATGAAGAGGAAGAGGAAGAAGAATTTGTTAATCCTTATGAAACAGATCATTATGCAAATTTAGCTGAAGATTTAGATAAAGATAGACTATCTGAAATTTCTTCTGATCTTTTAAATAAATTTGAAAACGATAAGTCATCTCGAAAAGATTGGGAAGATCAATATTCAAAAGGATTAAAAATGTTAGGAGTAATCTCTGAAGAAAGAGATGATCCATTCCCTGGTGCTTCTGGAGTTCATAATCCTTTAATGGCGGAAGCTGCAACTCAATTCCAAGCGAGAGCAATATCAGAGATGTTTCCACCAGGAGGTCCTGTTAAAACACAAATCATTGGAAAAATAACTGAGGAAAGAGAGCGACAAGCACAGCGAGTTCAAGAATTTATGAACTATCAAATTACTCAGTTAATGCCAGATTACTTTAGTGAACTAGATCAGATGTTATTTAATCTATCTCTCGCAGGTTCAGCATTTAAAAAAGTTTATTACGATACTGCGCTAGATCAAGTATGTACTAAATTTATTCCTGCGGAAGATTTAGTCGTTTCATATAGCACGACAGAGTTAGATACTTCTCCTCGATACACTCAAATTATGAAATTAACTACTAACGATGTTAAAAAATACATGAAAAGTGGTTTTTATCGTGATTTAAAATTAAATCAAGCTTCAGATGATGGTGAAGATACTCAAATTCAACAAACTTTAGATGAGATAGACGGAATTAGCCCTGGTAATAACGATCAAGTTAGACAAGTTTTAGAGTTTCATGTTGATTATAACATAGGAAATGACGAAGATGACTTAGAATTACCTTACATTATTACAATAGATCGTTCTTCACAGCAAGTTTTAGCGATTAGACGCAATTGGAAAGAAGATGACGATTTACAAAATAAGAGAGTTTACTTCATTCACTATAAATATTTACCAGGTTTAGGTTTTTATGGCTTTGGTTTAATACACATGATCGGAGGTTTACAACATGCAAGCACGGGTGCTCTTAGAGCATTACTAGATAGTGCTGCATTTGCAAATTTAAATGGTGGATTTAAAGCGAAAGGTGCTCGAATTGAAGGTGGAGATATAACAGTATCACCTGGTGAGTGGGTTGAAGTCGAAGCTTACGGCGATGACTTGAGAAAATCGTTTATTCCACTTCCATTTAAAGAGCCATCACCGACTTTAATGCAGTTATTAGGAATTTTAACAGAAGCTGGTCGTAGATTTTCTTCAATCGCTGATGCGATGGTCGGAGATGCAGCAACTTCAGCACCAGTCGGAAGCATTGTAGCACAAATTGAACAAGGATCAAAAGTATTTAGTGCGATTCATAAAAGATTACACATGGCGCAAGGAAAAGAACTTAAATTAATCGGAGAATTAAACGGAGAATTCTTAGATAATGAATATCCTTACGAAATTATCGGCGATGAAAAGATGGTTAGACGAAAAGATTTCGATGGACGTGTCGATATTATCCCTGTATCAGATCCAAATATCTTTTCTGCAGCACAAAGAATAGCGATGGCGCAAACTGAACTTCAATTAGCACAATCTGCTCCAAATATTATCAATGTTAAGAAAGCATATGAAAGATTAGTACGTGCTTTAAATATTCCAGAGCCAGATGAACTACTAATTGCTGATATGGAGCCAAAAAGAATGGATCCTGTCTCAGAAAACATGGCAGTATTGAATGGAAAACCGATTGAAGCGTTTGCAGATCAAAATCATACGGCGCATATTGCAGTTCATCAACAATTTTTAGCTGATCCACGATTTGGTGGAAATAAACAAGCACAACAAGCGATCTTAGGTCCAATGTTAGCGCACTTAGGAGAGCATTTAGCGTTCCAATATCGTCAAACTATGCAAAGTATAGGGCAACAAGCTGGTATGGGTATGGAACTTCCGTTAATTGATTTTGATGAGGAAGAAACAGGTCTATCTCCTGATATTGAAAACGCTTTATCTCAATTTGAAGCACAATCTGCTCAATTACTCGCTCAAAGTCAGCCACCGACTGAAGATGAAGTTAAACAACAGCAACAGAACGCTAAAGATCAAGCTGAACTTCAATTAAAAGCTGAAGAATTAAATATTAGAAAAGCTAGATTCCAAGAAGGTGTGAAAAAAGATGCTCAAGTTCAAGATAGATTAACAAAGGAATTCCAATTAAAAGCTTTAAAAATGGGGAGTGATTTAAAAAGAGAAAGCGAAAAGAAAAAATGAGCAGACCTACGGGTGAAGAAATAAGACAAGCTAAGAAATTTCTTTTAAATAAAAATATTAAAACTCAAATCGTAAAACCTAACCTATTTGCGACTGCAGCAAAACAATTAAATAAAAATTTTAACGATACGTTAGATGTTATTAGAAAGGCGGTAAAAGATGCTGAAACTAACGGAAGCAATCCTCGAGGAAATAAAAAAGCTTAGAAGAGATTTATCTGAACGAACTGTTAATCCAGGTTTTGATACTCACGAACAATATATCAAAACTATCGGAACCGTTTATGGTTTAGATAGAGCCAGAGATATTATTAAAGATATTTCTGAACGATACATGAAAGGAGATATACTCGAAGATGAGTAATATAGTCATGAACAATGATTGGCACACTGATAGTGATATTGCCGATCCAAAAGAACTACCAATCCCATGCGGATTTCGAATACTCATTCGACCAATAGCGCCGATTACAAAAACTAAAGGTGGAATTATCTTAACTGACAAAGCTGTAGAAGATCAAGCTTATCTTAATAGTAAAGGAAGAGTTCTTGCTATGGGCGATGAATGTTACGATAAAAGCAAAAAACCATGGTGCAAAATTGGTGATTATGTTGTATATGGTAGATACGCAGGAAGTAAGATTGACGTAGGTGGCGTTAAGATGCTTCTATTAAATGATGATGAGATATTAGCAGTTCTTTCGGACCCTGATATCTTAACGACTAAAGTATAAACACGTGGCTCACACCCACGCAATACATGGGAGGTTAAACCATGATAGACGAAGAACTAAAAGAAGTCGAGGTAACACTTGACGAAGAAAAAGAAGAACAGACGAATCAGAATCCAATTGAAGAAGCAGTCAATGCGCAACAGCTGGATAATGAAGGAGATTCTTCAGAGGATGCAGGACAGGAAAAGCCTGAACTAGAATCCGAACTTTCTAATCTAAAATCTGAAATAGAAGAAATTAAAAAAGAGCCTTACTCGGAAAGAGTAAAGAAACGTATCGCAAAAGAAGTTGCTAAAACTAGAGCGGCAGCTGACAAAGCAAGAATGCTTGAAGAACGTTTAGCTAGAATTGAAGCTTCTATGGAAGAGAAAAAGGAAGAAGAAAACGCTATCAAGTATCAAACTGTAGCACAACAACTAAAAGAAGCAATCGAATCTGGTGAAACAGATAAGCAAGTTGAGTTAATGGAACGTATGTCTGATCTAAGACAAACTAAAAAACCACAACCACAACAAACATCCCAAGCGCCTAGACAACCTGAAGAAGCGCCGGAATTAGCGAAAGAATGGATTGCTAAAAATTCTGGTTGGTGGAATAAGACAGAACATATGGATGCTACATCTTTAGCTTTAGGAATTGACAGTCAATTAACCAATGAAGGTTATGACGTTAATGACCCAGAGTACTATGAAGAAATGGATAAAAGAATATCTAAATTCTTTCCTCACTTGATAAATCCGCAACAAACAGCAGATAAAAACACTTCACAAGAAGAAAAAAAGGTTGTATCTTCAGAACAGAAGAGAGTGCAATCGCCAGTTGCAGGTGTTTCTCGATCAACATCGGGTTCTGCTAAGAGCGTTAAGCTGTCGGCCGAAGATTTGAGTAATGCTCGAAAGTTCGGAATTGATATTAGCGATCCAGCGGCACTGAAAAGATACGCAAGGGAACTTGCTAATCTTTCAATACAGGACAAATAGAAAAGGAGCCTGATAATGACAACTAAAGAAACACGAGATGAGCTTTCTCGTAAAAAAGCTTGGAGACCGCCATCATTGTTAGAGGCGCCCCCAGCGAGGCCAGGATATAAGCAACGTTGGGTAGCGACTAGCATTTTAGGTCAAGATAACCCAACTAATTGGGCGAAACGTATGCGAGAAGGTTGGCAACCAAGAGATCCAAAGACAGTGTCTAAAGATTTCGCCGTAGCTACTGTTGAGCATGGTAAGTTCGCCGGTTACATTGGCGTTGAAGGAATGGTTCTCTGTGAAATGCCAGAGGAAATGATTATGCAGCGTAATGAATATTATGCAAATAAAACACGTAATCAGGAACTATCAGTCGAAAACGACTTACATAGAGCAGAACAACCAGGTAATCCTATTCAACGAGACCATAGATCTAAAACGACAACAGGTGGTGAGTAAGGCAATGGCAATTTTAAGGAGGTAAATATAAAATGGCTAACGCAGACACACCAAATGGTTTTGTGCCTAAAAGACACTTAACCGGCGGCGTAATCAGGGCTAATGAATACCTAATCGAAAACGGCCAAGCAACTAATTTCTTTTCTGGCGATATCGTAGATCTCGGATCAGATGGATATTTAGATGCTTTCGCTAATTCAGATAAAGCGATTGGAGTATTTTACGGCGTTGAATATGTCGATGAAACTACAGGAGATGTTAGGTTCTTAAAAAGATGGACTGCTAACACTACTGTAAAAGCTAACACATCAATTAAAGCTTATGTGTATGATGATCCAATGATTACTTACACAGTACAGGCCGGTAACGGTTCTATTGCTCAAGCTAATATTGGTGAAACAGCAAACGTTCTACTAACAGCAGGTAATTCTACTTATGGCTACTCACAACATGAGTTAGACAACGATACTTTAGGAACAGGTTCTCTTGTTCTTAGAGTTCTAAGAAAAGTAGATGAACCAAATAATGACTTTGGGGAAAATGCTAAAGTTGAGGTAACAATCAACCAGCATAGATTAGCAACCCAAGGCGCAGGAGTATAATAAGTTATGGCATTAAATAGATCTTTATTTACAAAACAGCTTAACTTAGGTCTCAACACTATTTTTGGTATGGAATACGACCGTTACCCAGAACAGTGGAGAGAAATATTCTCCGTTGAGCAATCACAAAAAGCTTTTGAAGAAGATGTACAGATGATTGGTTTTGGTGCAGCTCCTACTAAAGCAGAAGGCGCAGCCATCTCTTACGAATCAGGAAGAGAAGGTATTGTAGCAAGATATACCCACGAGACAATCGCATTAGCATTCTCAATTACTGAGGAAGCTGAAGAAGATGGTCTTTACGGTTCTCTTGGTGCAAAATACGCTAGAGCTTTAGCTAGATCAATGCAGCACACAAAAGAAATCAAAGGTGCTAATATCTTAAACAATGGCTTTACAACAGTAACAGGTGGTGACGGAGTTGCTATGCTTAGTGCTTCTCACCCATTAGGCGGTGGCGGAACTGCATCCAACATTCTAGGAACTGCAGCTGACTTATCCGAAACATCTCTTGAGACAATGTTAATTCAGATTTCTGAAATGACAGACGATAGAGGTATTCCGGTTGCAGCAACAGGTCAGAAGTTGATCGTTCCACCAGAGTTAATGTTCGTTGCTGAAAGAATCGTTAACAGTAACCTAAGACCAGGTACAGCTGACAATGATATTAACGCTATGAAATCTATGGGTATGATCCCTGGTGGCGTAGCAGTTAACCAGCGTCTAACTGACCCGGATGCGTTCTTTATGATGACTGACGTGCCAGATGGTATGACGCACTTCGTAAGACGCTCACTTAAAAAAGCTGTTGAAGGTGATTTTGAGACAGGGAACTTACGCTATAAAGTATCTGAGAGATATTCATTCGGTTTCACCGATTGGAGAGGTATCTTCGGTACTACAGGCGCAGCCTAATAATTAAAAAACTGAGAGAGGGTGTTATCGCCCTCTCTTTCCCAAGACATAAAACGACTACAAGGAGGTAGACTATGGGAACAACTACATTTTCCGGCCCTATTAAAGCTGGTACAATTAAAGACACAACAGGAACTACTCTTGGCAGTGATGTTAAGAACGTAGGTCAAGTTGTTATGGCTCAATCTGCTAAGATTGACATTACAGGTGAATCTCACTTAAATCAAGTATGTGGTACTATTCCTGCTAATTCACAAATTATCGATGTTGTATTAAATGTAACTACAGCAAATGATGATACTAATGCAGCTACTGTTTCAGTTGGTACAACTGATGACGGAGATGCTTTTATCGCAACTGCGAATGTGAAAGCAACAGGTACTACTAGAGGTACTTTAGACACTGAAGCTACAGATATCGGTACTACAGATATTCAAGTTTTAGCTGATTTTACAGGTACAGACGGAGATGGCGCTAACGGTGCAGCAACAGTTACTGTAACATACTTACAGAACAACTCAATTGCAGACGCTGGCGATGTCCCTGCTTAATTAATATAGGGCCTTTCAAAGGCCCTATTTATTGTATATAGTTGCACTTATGAGCGTAGTTTCAGATTATTTCGAAAAGACAAAACTAGAAGATATAGAAGATCGTTTAGACGATTTTACTAAAAAACTAGAATCTGTAGCTGAAGCGATGTTAGGAAAAGATGGCGAAGAAGAAGAAGAGATTGTCGTTTCCGATAAAGAAGAACCTCAATCTGATATTGAAACTCAAGAATCTTTAAAGAAATTAAAAGATAGTCTAGAAGCTTATAGCAAGATGACTGGTGGAAAGACAACTACTCCGGTTTATAAAGGACAAAATCTTATGGGTACTCCTAGTTCAATGTCTCCTTATGGACCAATGTCTAGTGTAACTCCACCTGCAAGTCCTTTATTTGCAGATTTACAAACAACTCAAAGAGGTGCACTACAAAATTTAAACGCACAACTTACAGCTTTACAAAAACTTTTAAGAGGAGGTGTCAATGTCTAGTTCAGATATTTTCGCTAATAGCACTACTACAACAGGAAGTGATGTAACTTTATTTGCAGGTCCTACAAGACTAAAAGGATTTATCGTAACTCCTACTGCAAATGCAGGCACTATTGCTTTTAAAGATGGTAGTTCTAGTTTGTTCTCATTAACAACTGCAGCTAGTGCAGCATCAGGTCCAGTTCAGATTTCATTACCATCTGAAGGATTAAAATGTTCTACTAACTTAGTTGCTAATTTAACAAACGTTGCGGCAGTTACAGTATTTTTTGCATAATGGCTACATCAGGAACAGCAACTTTTAACTTAACGGTTAACGATGCGATTCAAGAAGCTATGGATCGTATCGGTGGAGAACCGATTTTAGGTTATGATATACGTTCAGCGAAACGTAGTCTTAATGTTATGTTCGCCGATTGGGCTAATCGTGGTGTTAATCAGTGGACTCTTGAAAAGAAAACTGTAACAGTAACTGAAGATACACCTAACTATACTCTCGATTATGATACTGTAGATATCGTAGATATGTATGTAACGAGAGATACTACTGACTATAACGTAGAACGTATTAGTCTAACTGACTATAATGCTTATCCTAATAAATTAACGACAGGGAGAGCAACTCAATTTTATTTACAAAAAGATAGAACACCAGAATTATATATCTATCCAGCACCAGATAATTCAACTGATGTTATTACTTATTGGAGAATAAGAAAAATAGAAGATATTACTGCTCTTAGTGCTAGTGGTAATGAACAAGATATTGATATTCCTTTTAGATTTTATGAATGTATGGTAGCCGGTTTAGCTTATTATATGGGAATGAAAAGAGCAGGAGTAGATTTGAATAAGTTGTCATATTTAAAAGCTGAATATGAAACTGCATTTACGAGAGCGAAAGATGCAGATTTAAATGAAACATTTAGAATAGTACCAGGTTATCGCAGTGGCTTTTAACAAACGTGGACCGACTAAAGCACCTTCCTTTCCATTTGCTAGAGGAAAATATGCTAGAGCAATTTCAGATCGTTCAGGATTAGAATATCCTTATTTAGAAATGGTTCGTGAATGGAACGGACTATTAGTTCATACTAGCGAATACGAACCTAAACAACCACAATTAGACCCAATAGTTTTCAGTGATCCAGAAGCACTAAAAAATGCCAGACCTCAGGCTCCTCTTTCAGCTACAGGAGGCGTACCTGATCAATTATCAGTAATCTTTCCCGGTACCTTTGGAGACACAGGACAAGAAGTAGGCGTAGCTACGGGAAACCAAATAGGATTGGAGTTAGGAAATGTCTCAATCGTCATCAGTTAATTTAAACGAAACATACGTTATGATCGGAACACCATGTTACGGTGGACTTATGCATGAAGCATACTTTCATAGTGTAGTTAAATTATTACAAGAAGCAAGAGAGAAAGGTTATAAGATTCATTTAAATACTATGGGAAATGAAAGCTTAATTACAAGAGCACGTAATACTATTGTTTCTCAGTTTATGGATACAGAACACTGTACTCATTTATTATTTATAGATTCAGATATAGCTTTTCAGCCTCAATTAGTTACTAAACTAATAGAGTATGATAAAGATATCGTTACTGCTATCTATCCTAGAAAAGCGATTGAATGGCAGAATCTTGAATATTATCTAAAACAAGGAGATACGGAGGGATTAGAACAGAAGTTATTAGGTTATAATATGAACTTTGCGGATCCTATGAATATTAAAGTAGAAAATGGATTTGTAGAAGTACTAGATGCAGCTACAGGTTTTATGTTAATTAAAAAAGAAGTATTTGTAAAAATGAGAGAAGCTTTCCCTGATTTAAAATACACTTCAGATCAGATTATTAATAATCAACGATACTCTAGCGATTGGTGTTATTCCTTTTTCGATTGTATTATTGATCCAGATAGCAATAGATATTTAAGTGAAGATTATACATTCTGCCGTAGATGGCAACAAATAGGTGGAAAAATATACGCTGAAATAGCCAGTCCTTTAACTCATTTCGGAACTTATGGATTTAGAGGAAATGTATCGCATAAATTTGCAAAAAAAGATAGTATAGCAACATAATGGCAACAACTTATTCAGATCTAAGAACAGATATCCAAACTTGGATGCAAAATACAGGAACTGATTTCACTAATCAGTTAGATACGTTTATTAATAATACAGAACAACGATTATTAAGAGAAATAGATCCTGAAGCGTTTACTTTTAACGTTACTACTACCTTAGATTCAAATAATAAATTTATGAATAATCCAGGTGATTTATTAATTATAAAGAATTTAGCCGTGTTTAACGGAAATAATAAAATATTTCTAGAAATGAAAACAGATGAATTTATCGCTGAATACTGGCCAGACGGAACTCAAACTGGACTTCCAAAATACTTTGCTAATTTTGATGATGAAACTAGTATTTTAGCGCCTACACCAGATCAATCTTATACAGTAGAAATGCAATATATTGCACGTATTCAAAATCTTTCAAATACAAATACAACTAATTGGTTAACTACTTATGCTGATGATGCTTTACTTTACGGTTGTTTAGCTGAAGCATCTATCTTTACGAAAAATGAAGTAGATTATCCGTTGTATGATAAGAGATATCAGGAGATCGTTGCGGGTCTTAATAATCAATCAAGAAGGCGCAGACGAACTGATTACAAATTCCCTGCTAGCGTAGCTGGCACGGACACCCTAACGGGTAGCCAATAAGGAGGTAGAACTATGGCAATAACACAAGCACTCTGCGTGGCGTTTAAAGAAGATTTAATGTCACCTGGAGCAAACTTAGAAGCTAACACATTAAAGTTAGCTCTCTACACCAATGCGGCTACACTAAATGAGAACACAACAGCTTATACCACTTCTCAAGAAGTTTCTGGTACAGGTTACTCAGCAGGTGGAGCAACATTAGCAAACGTAGCAGTTACAACAGATGGTAACGTTGCGATTTTCGATTGTGATAACGTAGCATTCGCAAATTCAACAATTACAGCTCAAGCTGCATTAATCTACAATAACTCAAATTCAAATTCAGCAATTTGTGTTTTAGATTTTGGTGGCGATAAATCATCTACAAACGGTACGTTTGAAATACAATTCCCAACAGCAGACGCTAATAACGCATTAATTAGAATTAGTTAATGTCAACAGCCCAGGTTGGTTGGAGTAGAGAAGCCTGGGGTGACGGTGCGTGGGGAACATCTAACGATGCTGCCGCCGTTATCACAGGGCTATCCCTTAACGCTTCATTAGGAGATGAAGTTGTCAAGGGTAGTGCTGTCACTTCAACAACTGGCGTAAATGGAACTTCTACACTTGGAAATGTAACACCGGGTGCTGGTCAAAATTTAGCTGTTACTGGTTTTGGAATTACTTCTACTTTAGGAAGTGTAATTGCTGGTGAAGGAAGAGAAGTTCAAGTCACTGGTGTATCTGCTACTGGCGATATAAATTGGAGATTTGGTTGGGGCTACAATGAATGGGGCTCTGGCGGTTGGGGAGAACCCGTAGGTGGAATTATTGAAGGTGTCGGAGTTATATTCTCTGTCACTGGTCTTGAAGCTGAAAGTATTCTTTCAGATGAAACTGTCGTAGGTGGAGCTGTTGTAATTGAAGAAGGACAGCAAGCTGATTTAACACTTAATAGTGTATCTATCGGAAGTGAACAGATAATATCTGTAACAGGACTTCAAGCTACAACTACATACGCTACAAGCGGTCTTACATTTACAGCTCAAGGCGATGCTCAAATATCTACAGCTCAAAGTAAATTCGGAGGGTCATCTTTATTACTTGACGGAACAGGTGATTATGTAACATCAGGAACTTCAACTTTAGGAAATACAGACTTCACTGTAGAAATGTGGATTCGTGGATCTGCGATAACTACAGAAATAGGATATCTATGGGATAATGGTGGGGCTACAGACGGAGTTTCTTTTTATTTAAATAATAATAAATGGGTTATAATAAAAGACGGAGGCATTATTACATCACCGTTCAATGCTGATTTAAGTAATGATACATGGCATCATGTTGCATATGTTCGACATGGACTTGAAGCTAAAATATTCACAGACGGAACTTTAAAAGGTTCGGGCACTATTAATGACGAAAGTTATTCTAATAGATCTTATAGTATCGGTGCTCTAGTAAATGGTAGTACTCCTTTTGCTGGCTATATAGATGAATTTAGAGCATCTGACGTTGCTCGATATACAGCGAGTTTCACTGCTCCTACAGGACCTTTTGGAGTAGATCAATACACTTTAGCGTTACTTCACTTTGACGGAACTAACGGTTCTACTACAATTACTAATGATTCAGGTTTATTTTCAGTTCATGCAGCTACGGAAAACGCTGAAACAGGCTTTGAAGCACCTACAGCTTTAGGAAACGTTAATGTAGGATTAGCTACATTTATTGAAATAACCGGCGAAGAATTAACAGGAAGTTTAGCTAGTGTTGCTATAACTAGTGAACAAATACTATCACCAACTGGTTTAGAAGCCACTACAACGCTAAATTCAGTAGTAGTTGGAGAAGGAATAGGAGTTGTAATAACAGGTTTAGAAGCAACTTCTACACTTGGAAATGTTACACCAAGTACACAACAAATACTTTCAATTTTAGGTTTTTCTGCTATAATTTCACTTGACAATGTTAAACTATGGCAACCTGTTAACACAACCTCTACAAACACGTGGAGTAATATTGCTGCATAAGGAGAAGTAATGGCAAGTACATATTCAGATAGATTAAAATTAGAATTAATGGAAGCAGGCGCCAATTCTGGTGTTTGGGGAAATAATACAAACGAAAACTTAGAAGTTGTAGATGCAGCTATCGGAGGCTATATTTCTAAGTCAGTTGCTGGTTCAGCTAACGTCACTTTAACTACAGCTAATAGAGATCCAAACGTAGAAACTACAAACGAAGCTGGCAATAGAATTTTTGAATTTACAGGCACTTTAACCGATAATATTTATGTATTTGTTCCTGCTGTAGAAAAAGAATATGTTTTTTATAATAATACTTCCGGTTCATTTTCACTAACAGTTGCTCCAACAGGTCATGCAGCTAACGGCGTGGCTATTACTCAAGGTGCTCATACTATTATGTACAATAAATCAGGTACAGGTATGGTCGATCTATTTGCAAATTCTTTAGGAACTTTATCTGTATTAGGAACTATTACAGGAAACGGTTCCGGTCTTTCTGCTCTTAGTGCAGCTAACGTTTCTTCTGGAACTTTAGATGATGGTAGATTATCTGCTAACGTAACTTTAAACAACGCTTCTACTATTTCAGCAGGGACACTTGCTGATGGTAGATTATCAGGAAACGTCACTCTAAATAACGCTTCTACAATCTCTACAGGAACTTTACCTGCTGATCAACTTCCAACTGTGCCTTCAAGTAAAGGTGGTACAGGGTTAACTTCTCTCGGTTCTGCTGATCAAGTTTTAAAAATGAATTCTGGTGGAACTGCTATTGAGTTCGGTGAAGCTGGTGGTGGTGGAAACTATATAAGAAGAGTTTATACAAACCCTGCTACATGGACAAAACCTGCCGATGTTCAAGCTGTTAAAGTTCAAGTTTGGGGAGGCGGTGGTAATGGTGGTCAAGCTGTGCTAACGCCTAACTTTTCTCGTGAAGGAGGTCATGGTGGTTCTGGAGGATGGTCATCAGAGTATATTCCAGAAGCTAGTATACCTGGCCCTGTATCAGTGACTGCTGGTCCAGGAACAAATAGTTATGGTTCTTTCTTATCTGCTACAGGTGGAGGTAACGGTGGAAACGCTTCATTTAATGACAGTGGAAATCCTGGTAGTAACGGAAGTGGAAGTGGTGGAGATTTAAATTTCCCCGGTTCATATTATAGATTTAGAAATGACGCAACAGGAACAATGGGATTTGGTGCTGGTGGAACCCCAGGGGGAACATCTTTTGGACCAGCAAGTCCTGGTAATCCTGGTCAAGGACACCAACAAGGTGGCGGAGGGGGTGGCGGAAACGCTGGTAATGGTGGAAACGGTGCTCCAGGTTTAGTTATAGTTGAGGAGTATTACTAATGGCTAAAAAAGCATTAATTGATCCAGGTGGAACATGTGAATATATTTCTAGTTGGACTAGCGAAACAGATAGTGACGGAATAGTTACAAACACCCCTACTTTTTCAAAAGTATCTAATGGACAAAGAGTTGCTGAAGTAAAAGACGCTACCTTCGAAGTGGCTTCTCCTCTTTTTTGGGTAGATTGTAGCGATTCAGTAGTTGCTGATGAATGGTATTATGACACTTCAGATAGTACTATTAAATTAATATCTTCTTTAAACGCAACAGAACCTTCTTAGTTTATTATTGAATAAATATTAATTATACGATATTTTCCTTTTTAGAAAGGAATATTAATGATTTCTAAACAATTAGAATTCGAACAAAAAAAATACATATATCTTCCAAATTTTTTAGATAAAGAAAATTGTAATCAATACGTATCAGAGTTTAAAAAATTAATAGATCAAGGTCTTTGCACAAAAGATCCTCAATGTCCTCTTTCTTGGTCGATTGGACAATGTTCTTTATTCGATTCTTTATTAGAACAACTAACTCCTAACATGGAAGCTGCAACAGGGAAAAAACTTTTTCCTACTTACGCCTATGCAAGATGGTACGCTCCTGGTGATGAATTAAAAATTCATTTAGATCGACCTTCTTGTGAAATAAGTGCAACTATAAATTTAGGTTTTGAGGGAAATTCTTGGCCTATTTTTATAGGGTACGATAAAGATAAAAAAGACTGTCGCCAGATTAATATGAATGTTGGTGACGCAGTTGTCTATAAAGGATGTGAACTATATCATTGGAGAGAAAAATACACTGAAGGAAATTGGCAAGTTCAAGTTTTTATACATTACGTAGATCAAGAAGGACCCTACACTGAATACAAGTATGACAAAAGAGATAGACTAGCTCATCATGGAAAAGAAGAAAATATTAATAAAAATTATAGAGAAATAAAAAATGCTTTTTCAGAAATAGCTTGTCAAAAAATGATTGAAAACTTTGAAAGTAATAAAGATTTAGAACAAGTTGCTAGTATTGGACAAGGAGAGATTAATCTTGCAATTAGAGATACTAAAAAAATAATTTTACATAATCATCAAGGAGTAGGAGCAACTTTAACAGGGATCGGTTTACAAGAAAATTTTAAAAATTGGAAATTTAATATTACTCATAGTAATCAATCAGAATATTTGCGTTACGATAAAAGTGGACATTTCTCTACTCATGTAGATACTTTTGTAGAAAATTTTAAAGACTTGCACGATTGCAGGAAATTAACTGTCTTAGTTTTTTTGAATAATGATTTTGAAGGTGGAAAGTTTTATTTAATGAATGGTGATAATAAAGTTTATCCTAGACAAAACCCTGGAGATGTAATTGTTTTTCCTTCTTTTTTAATGCATGGTGTAGAACCAGTGACAAGTGGTATAAGAAGAACAATAGTTACTTGGATGGTAGGACCTTACTTTAAATAATGTCAAAGATAGAATTTTCAGATAGTAGTTTTATGATAGGAGAATATATACCTAAAGAGTTATGTGATGAACTAATAGATTTTTTTAATTATAGTAAAAAATATACAAAACCAGGAGTTGTAGGAAGTGCTGAAGAAAATCAAAGATGGGCAGTAGATGAGAGCGTAAAACAAAGTTTAGATTTAAATATTAGTCCAGGAAATTTTGATACAGTTATAGCAGAGTACAGATATCATAATGATAAAGTTTTAAAAAAATATTTAAAAAAGTTTGAACACGCTGACAGAGTACATTCCTTTAATATAACAAGACATTATAATATTCAATATTATCCAATAGGAGGTGGTTTTAAACAGTGGCACTGCGAAAATGATGGATCAAATCCAGAAGTAATGACTAGACATTTAGTGTTTATGACCTACTTAAATGATGTGCCTGACGGTGGAACTGAATTTTATTATCAAGATATTAAAACTGAAGCTAAAAAAGGGTTAACCCTTATTTGGCCTGCTGGATGGACTCATGTTCATAAAGGAATAGTAAGTCAAACAAAAGAAAAATACATTGTAACAGGGTGGTATAATTTTAGTGAACACTGATAGTTTAATATTTCCTACCCTTGTAAGAACTTATTCTTCCTATTTAGATAATAATCAATGTAGTAATTTAATTGATTATTCAAAAGATAAATTAAGTGAGTATAAAAATGTTTTTAAAGAAGAAGGAACAGCTTTGTCTACATATAATAATTATGAAAATATCTTAGATATTTTTGGAAATAATTTTATAGATACTTTAATTTTAGATATAAGAAAATATGCTACTGATATATCGACTAGGAATTGGGAAACTAAACTTTCTAATTCATGGGTAAATATTCAAACTAAAGGAAGTGTACTTAAAGAACATACCCATGGTTCATTAGTTACAGGGGTTTTCTTTTTAAAAATAGATGAAAAAAGTAATCCTTTGTATCTTTATAACCCTAATCCCTATATGTATTTATATGGATTAGATGATACTAGAAATCACACTGCTTCTAAAGTTCAAGTAATACCAAAACAGGGAGATTTATTATTATTCCCTGGTTGGATGTCTCATGGTTCTAATAGAGAAGTAAATTTATCTGAAGAAAGAATTGTTTGTAGCTTTAATTATGGATAATGAAAAATAACTTTAAAATCATAGACAATGCATTAAACGAAAATAATTATAGTAAACTTTATGATTTATTTTTTAATGCACCACTCGCTTGGTTTTATAATGATGAAACAGTAACTTATGCAGATGATGATTCGTATTTTTTTACTCATTCAATATATAATACAAATAAAATTAATTCAGAAACTTTTGATTTTGTTTATGATATTTTTAAAACTGTCTTAGGAATACGATCATGTCACATGATAAGAGCCAATCTAACTTTAAATCCAAATAAAGAAATTATTACAGCCATGCATACAGATTACCCTCCCTATGAATCTTTTTATGGCGATAAAGTGAGTTTTAAAACAGCTATATTCTATTTAAACACTAATAATGGTTCAACTTTTTTAGAAAAAAATATTGAAGTTGAGGCTATAGCAAATAGACTATTGATTTTTGATGGAAATACTTTACACTGCAATAAATTTAGTACAGATACAAAAAGAAGAATAATTTTAAATTTTAATTATGTATAAAGGAAATTAAAATGGAAGAAAAACTATTAAATATATTAAAAAATAAACAAGTAAATCTAACTGAAAAAGATATTTTAGATAGACTTTTAGATAGATTTCGATGGCCAAAAACATATTCATGGAATCAACCTAGTATAGAAGCTATATTAGAAGATGGCACAAAACATCAAAACTTTTTTAATGAAGATGGATATTTAAATTCAGAAGAATGTATAAAATCTTATGAAGAAGGTTACACTTTAATTCTTTCTAATATTGGAGGATTTAATAAAGATACTTGGGTTATTCAACAATTACTAAATAATCATTTTAAAACAACTATAAATATGAATTTCTATTTCGGCAATGGAAAAAAATCAATATCGTTTGAAAAACACAATCATCCTTATTCTGTTATAGTAAAAAATATCTACGGAAAATCTAAGTGGATTATAGATAATAAGGAACGAATACTAGAAAATCAAGATTTACTATGGTTTAATCAACTTATTGATCATCAAGTAGTAGAAATTAACGCTCCAAAATTATCCTTAACTTGCAATATAGATTTAAAAATATAGTTTAATAGCAATAAAACATACTATATAGTATCGTTTATGCTTAATAAAGTACAATTCCGTCCAGGTATCGATAAAGAAAACACTGAATATGGCGCAGAAGGCGCATGGGTTGATTGTGATAAAGTACGTTTTCGCTTTGGACTTCCTCAAAAAATAGGTGGTTGGCTTCGTGTTGCAAGTTCAGCGATGGTAGGAGCAGTAAGAGGAATTAAAGCTTGGTTCGATTTAGCAGGTACTCGATATATTGGACTTGGAACTAATAAAAAAGTTTATATTTATACGGGTGGAAATCTAAGCGATGTTACCCCAATTCGTCAATCTAATACTTCATTAACTAATATGTTTACGACTACAATTGGTAGTTCAAATGTTACTGTAGAAATAAATAATCATGGAGCCTCTACAGGTGATTTTGCTATCTTTAGTAACATAACTAATCTTACTACAGGGACTTCTTTCGTGGCATCTGACTTTGAAACAGGTGAATTTGAAATACAAGGTATAGCTAACTCTAGTGCTTTTTATATTGAAATGCCCTCTAATGAAGCAAACGCTGGTATTACATCTACAGGAGATGGTGATGCTGATTTTGAAATATCAGTAGAACCCGATGTTCAAACTTTAGGATATGGTTGGGGAACAGGAACATGGAGTGCTTCTACATGGGGAACTGCTAGAGCGACATCTAACGTTGTGCTTAATATGGGAATGTGGTCTTTCGATAACGCTGGTGAAGATTTATATGCTTGGAAAAAAGATGGTGGAACTTATGTGTGGGATACTTCCGCAGGAGTAGATACTCGAATGACTGCGGTCGCAAACGCTCCTACTTCTTCTACTACAGGGTTAGTTTCTACACCTGATCGACATTTAATTTGTATAGGAACAGAAACAAGTATTGGAAATACAGCTTCTCAAGACGATATGTTTATTCGATGGTCTGATCAAGAAAACTTTACTGAATGGACTGCTAACTCAACCAATACTGCAGGTTCTCAAAGACTAGGTCAAGGTAGTAGAATTATAACTGCAAAGAAAACTCGAAATGAGATATTAGTATGGACAGATCAAGGACTTCACAGTATGCAGTTTATCGGTCCTCCTTTTACTTTCGGCTTTCGACTACTAGGAACTGATTGTGGAGCTGTAGGACTAAACTCAGCTGTTGTAGTTAATGATACAGCTTATTGGATGTCGGAAGGTCGATTTATGGTTTATCGAGGTGCGATACAAGAACTTCCTTGTAGTGTGAAAACGTATGTATTTAATGATATTAATACTACTCAAAATCCTCAAGTTTATGCGGGTGAGAATAACGGATTCAATGAAGTTATCTGGTTTTACGCTTCAGCTAATTCAAGTCAAGTAGATCGATATGTAATTTATAATTATCAAGAAAATGTATGGTATATTGGAACAATGAATCGTAGTACTTGGATCGATCAAGGCGTTTTCTCCGTTCCTCATGCTACGGAATACTATGCTAATTCTACTGCCGCTACAACTCAAACATTGAATGGAGTATCAGCAGGTCGTAGCTTTATTTATGAACAAGAAACTGGTACTACTAAAAATGGTGAAATTATGGAATCATATATTACTAGTGGAGATGTAGATATTGCAGACGGAGATCAATTCATGTTTATTCGAGGATATATTCCTGACTTTAAAAATTTACAAGGAACTGTAAAGATGAACTTATTATCAAGAGAGTTTCCTGCTGATACTCAAACGGAATCAGGAGAAATAGATATTACTTCAAGCACGAGAGAAGTTAATACAAGATCGAGAGGGAGACAAATAGCTGTTAAAATACTTAGCGATTCAAGTGTAGATGACCAGTGGAGATTCGGAACTTTACGTGTTGATGCTCGACCCGATGGTAGAAGATAATGACTTTTAAAAGACCTCCTACGATTCCTTTAAGTCGAAATAAAGATGATATAAACGAAATCTACAATCGAGCAGTTACTGATTTAGAACAGTATTTATTAGAGATTACTCAGCCTGCTGGTACAGGCTTTTCTACTAGCAATGTTACTACAACTAAAACGATTGACCCTACAACAGCGACTTTAGGAGATGTCGCTAACGTTGTCGCAACGCTAATAGATACTCTAAAATCGAAAGGATTACTTGATTAATTATCGCAAAGCGACTTTAGACGATGTTAGACCGATTAGAAATTTACTTCTAAATTGGCTTAAAGAATCGCCTTTAAACTTAGGAAAACCTAATACAGGAAAGGGAGATGCTTATATTCACGATATTATCTATAATCATTTCGTTATCGTGGCTGAAAAAGAGGGAAAGATAATAGGAACGATATCTCTAGTTTTAGGAGATATGTGGTACACAGATAAAAAGTTCTATCGAGTGAATTGGCTTTATGTAGATAATAAAAAAAGGAATAGTAGAATAGCAAAAAAATTGCTAGAATATGTTAAGGAATACGCTAAAATAACAAAGATGCCTTTGATATTAGAAATGACTCAAGGTCACGATATTGATAGAAAACATCAATGGTTAATGAGACAGAATTTTGAGTATCTTGGTGGAACGTATGGAGATAATTTATAATGGGAAGTTTATTTAAACCAACAACAACTGTAGTACAGGCACCAAGCGAATCGCAAGTTACATATGAAATTCCACAGTACTTTAAAGACGTACAGGAAAGTTTAGTTACAAGAGCGAATGCAGCCAGTCAAGCTGGCTTTACACCTTACGAGGGTGAAAGAATTGCTCCTTTATCACAACTGCAAAATGCTGCCATTACTCAAGCACAATCTACTTTAGGTCAATACGGAGCATCTGGCGTTGTACCAGCCGCACAGCAAAGAGTTGAAACTGCCGCTAATATTGCAGCTACACAATTTAGTCCTGAATTAGCACAGCAGTATATGAATCCTTTTACTCAGCAAGTTACGAATGCCGCTATAAGAAATTTACAAGAACAATCAGCATTAGCTTCACAGCAACAAAGAGCACAAGCAGTTCAATCTGGTGCTTATGGTGGAGCAAGACAGGGAGTACAAGAAGCAGTGCTTCAAGCTGAAACAGCAAAACGAGCTGGTGATTTAACCGCTCAATTACAATCACAAGCATTTTCTGAAGCTGCACAAAGATTTGCAGCTGATCGTGCAGCTGCCGCTCAAGGGCAAATAACTGCAGCGCAAGCGATTCCTGCATTACAAGCACAAGCTGGTCAAATTGCTCTTCAAGAAGCTGCCGCAGGAACTCAGTTCGGAGGTTTACAACAAGCAGTTCAACAGCAACAGTTACTAGAAGATTACCGTGACTTCGTAGAACAACAAGGATTCGAAAGAGGACAACTTCAGTTCTTAACTGGATTACTTGCAGGACAACCGATACGATCTTACGGAGAAGAACGTTCTGGTATGCTAGGCCAAGTCATAGGAGGGACCTCCCCATTCGGTCAAGTAGTAGGAGCAGGAACAGCATTATCAGGGTTTATTTAAACCATGGCAGAAGTTTCAATTAAAAGAGATCCTCGTAAGGATTTAGATTTCTTAAATCAATTATATCAAAACACAGGTGGAAATCCTGAATATGATCGTCAGGAAAAAATGATTTTCGATGCTTATGGCGGAGAAGATGAATTTGTTAATGCAGCTAAATTATTTAGAAACGCTGAAAATAAACAAGTAGTTCAAGAAGAAACAGTTACGGAAGAGCCAGCTTCTAGTAATGTATCTACTACTGGTGGCGATGTTTCTATGGGAAATGCTTTAGGAAGTCAAGTAAACACAGTTTTAAATCAAGAAGATATTATCGCTGATGTTGAAAAACAGATGAATCAAACAGATCAAAAAAGAAGTGAAATAGATTTTATCGCAGAAACAGCTGGACTAAACGATAGCCAAAAGAATGCGATGTTAACTGCTTTTGGACTAAATGATAAAAATCTTTTTGAGCGTATTACTGAAAATGTAGGAGCATTATTTAAAGGAAGAGAAGTATTTGGAATTGATCCTGAAACTTTAGATTATACTTTCGCAAGAACATCTCCTGCGCAAGAAATAAAAGCTAGATTAAAAGACCCTCGTGTAGGTATCGGTTTAAATATTATAGAGCAAGCAGGAACTCCTGGTTTCTCTTCTCCGTTTGCTAGAATAGCTAAAGGAATAAATGAATATAATAAATCTGCTCAAGAAGCAGATCTAGCTAAACTTCGATATGGTCCTACTGCTGATAAAGAATCATTTTCTTATTCAAAAGGAATTAAATACACTATCGGAGATATAACAGATCCAAAAACAGGGCTAGATTTATTTTTTCCTGATATGACTAAAGGTATGACAGGAGTTGCTTCCGGCGTTGTAGGAAGTCGAACAGGAATAAAAGATTTACAAACTTTCGTAAAAGATGAAGATGTAGTTACCGATACTTCTGGTGAAGATGATATTAAAATAAAAGATGAGTATGCTATTTTAAAAGATAAATCTACGGATGTTATAAGTCAGTACGAAAGTCAGATAGAGCCGGGATTTTTAGAAGCTGAACAGTTAGTAGATGTTATTGATTTACAAATAGCAAACATAAGAAATGATCCCGATACTTTTAAAGACTATGGTCCTAGACTACAAACATTTGCTGACTTAGGTCAATTTTTAAAAGCGGTCGTTCCAAATGAAAAGTTTTTTAATGAATTCATTGCGCCATTTGTAGGAACAGATTATTCAGGTTTTGGTAATTTAAAACTTGAAGATAAAGTTAGAACTAAAAAAGTACTAACTCAATCTAAAAAACTATACCCTGTATCTAACGCTGATATTGATTTATTAGGAAATTCATTCGCTAACTATGGAGATTCACCAGAAATTTATTTAAAAACTGCTTCATTTCAACACGCTTTAGGATCATATTCTAAACTTCTACAAAGAGGATATCAAAACTTTTTAGAAATAAATAAAGACCCTAAATTAAAGTACGGATCATCCGGTTATGCTGCATCTTTATATCCGGAAAGTGAAGCTATGATTAATGATAAAAGATACACTGATGCTGTTAGTTACGCAAGAGCATGGGCGAATAATTTCATTAAAGAAAACTATGGAGAGATAGATCCAGCTAAATTAGGCTTTTCTAAAAATAAAATAACTGATTATGATAAAGAATCTGAAGCAGGAACAATAGATGGCGATTACTCACCAATTGCATATCTTGCTACAAATTATTATACTCAAAATGAAGATCTTCTTTCTAACATAAGAAGCGGTGGTGGACCAGATAATAATCTTATATTTAAAGATAAGAAACCAGAGCCTATTTTCCTTGAAGAAGTAGATGGCGTTATTGAAATAAATAGAGATAAAACTAATAACGATGTTGAAAAATTTATTGTAAAAATGTATCAAGACGCAAATAAATATTCACAGATGGATGGCGGAGTAGAATTATGGGAAAGTACATACCCTGGATATAGTTATCCATTTGGTGAAGGCGCAACTACTTTAGAGGAGCAGTATCAAAACTACTACAATAGCTATGGCAACAAGTAAATTTGCAAATCCAGATTATCTAGAAAGTAGGAATAATGAGTTAATTCTAAAAGATAGAGAGGCTGGATTAATTACACCTCCTACTCAAGAAGAAATAGATATTAAAGGTTACGATCAAGCTGTCTTTGATGCCTTCGCTTTAGATCCAGAGTTAATTAAAAATTCATATGTACAAGAAGCTGAAGAAGTAGGACAGCACGTATTTAATTCTGCAGCAGAATTATGGAATCAAGAAACTGGTGGTAGACAGGGAGAAATGCCAGAAGATTATATAAGAAATTTAGACCCTGTAATACTAAATGAATTTTTATTTGAGTATGAACCTTCAAAAACACTTAGATTAAATAAAGCAGGAATTAGTGAAGAAGGACTCAAGCTAGATAAAGCTAGATTAGTTTATGAAGCAGGTGGATTAAATGAAGATATTAAAAAAGAAAATTTAGAAAGATATTTAAAAGCTACAAATCCAGATCAACCCGTTAGTGTTATGTTCGCTAGTGAATTAGGTGGAGATGAAAATAAAGAATTTTTAGAAGTATTACTAGGACCAGATACTTTTAAAGATTTAAACTACGACCCTGTTATCTTTAAAATAGGAGATGGTAAGTTTCAAGTTGCTAATAAACCAGGTTTTGATAAAGGAGATTTACAATTTATTACTAGAGAAGTTCCTGTAATTCTTGCTGATGCTGGTTTAGCTGCAGGTGGAACTGCGGCAGCAGGACTTCCTGGCATGATCGCAGGTTCAGCTTTAGGTTCATTCATAGGAGAAGGAGTTGTTCAAGGAGTAACTGATGCTTATCTAACTTATCTCGAAGGTGGTGAATATACTTTTGATGATTTTATGGATCGAATGGAACAAGCGGCAGGAACCATGGGTCAGCAGGCAGCATTTTCTGCGGTAGCTACTCCTATATTTAAAAAACTATATGACGGAGTTTTAGCTGCATCTTCTAAGTTAGGTGGTAAAAGACTTCCTCGTTCTTTAAGAGAAGCTGTAGGAAAAGATGAAATTGAATCAGGGGCATCAAGAGTATCTAATATAGAGATTGAAAAATTAAACACTGAACTTACAAAAATATATGGAGATCAAGCACCTCAAATTAAATTAACATTAGCTAAATATTTCGGAGATGAATACTTAGCAGGAGTTGAAAGTTTCTTAAAGAAAAACCCTAAACAAAGAAAAGCTTTCGTAGATGAAGCTAGAGCAAATCAAAAAGAAGCGATGGACGCAGTTAGCTTATATTTAGATGATGCTGCACAAGTAAAACCAGAACCTGGTATACCGTCAATTGGTGAATTAGGAGAAACAGTTGTTGGCGGAGCACGAAAAGCTAGTGATGATGCTTTAACTATTCCTACCGATTCAGCTGCATTTGAAGTTAATAAATTAAATATGGTACTTGATGCTATTGAAGCAGGAAGTCAAGGACAGAAGATAGATAGTACTTTTTTAGACACGATAGCTACTAGAAATCGAGAATTATTTCAAACTCAGAAAAAAGAATTAGATCTTGTAATTAGTAATACTTTATCTACTTTACCTGGTGGAGCAAATGCACCTTTCATAAAAACAGGTCTATTTAGAAGAGAAATGTATCAGTTAAATAAAGCTTTGAATCAAGCTTTAGTAAACGCTGATAAAGGAACTATTAAACTTATTGAAGATATTTTAAATAATACAGCAGGAAAGAAAGCGCCGGGAACACCCGGTATTGCTCCTGCTAAAGAACTTACATTTCAACAAGCAATGGGAACATTAAATGCTTTAAATAGATTAATTGATGATGACTATGCTCGATTAGCAGGAGGCGCCGCTGATTCTAATACGATTACTAAAGTTGCCGCTGAATTAAGAAATAGTTTAAATACTTCTTTAGAAAAAAGTTTATCACCAGAAAATTACTTAAAGTTAAATACAGCATTAACCGAATTATCTAATCTTAGAAAGCAGTATAATAACGAAGCTATAAATAAGTTATTTAAAAGTGCTCCTAATAAACCAGGATTAGAAATATCTGACACAGCGGTACTGTCTACAGTTTTAAAAGATGAAAGATCAGCAAGAGAATTACTAGGAATTTTAAGTGACCCTACTTTAACATCTCAAAGAGATTTAGTTAAAAACTATATAAAGAAAAATTATATATCTGAAGTTACTGATAATAGAGCGATTACTGATCCCGGTACTCTTGTAAAACGCACAAAGAAATGGCTAGAAAACAATGAAGCTTTATTAGATTTCTTTAGCCCTGATGAGAAAAAATTATTTAATAACGCTAATCAGTTTATGAAATCAGCAGACTTAGCAAATAAACAGTTAGCTGATGTTCAAGCTGCCTTAAAAGAAAGTGGAATAGAAAAATTAGGACAAGTTGATCCTTTCACTGTTAATCAGTACTTATCTAAAAATCCTAGTATGGTAGATACTTTAGTTAAAAGTTTAGAATCTGTTAATAATAATCTAGCTAAGAAAACTTTACAAGACATAAAAACTTTTTATTTAGCTGAATTAAAAAATCAAATAATAAAGCCAGATGATTTTACTGGTATGAACTTTTTTAGTGGTAGTGCTATTAACAATATAATTAAAAGTCCAAATAGAGGTATTTATGAATCTTTATTCGGTATGAACTTTATAAATAAATTAGATAGTGCTGCAAAAGCATTAGCACCTTACGAAGCTGTTGTTCAACAAAGCTTTTCTATGGGTCCAAGTCAATTTGAAGCTGCATTAAAAAACGTATTCTTTGGTCAATTAGATCGTAAAAGAACGTTACTTCGAGGACTTCAAAACTTATTTAAACTTCAAGGATTTAGAGATATTGAGATTCCTTTAGCGAATGTAGATGAGTTCTTTAAACGATATAAAAGTCATCTCAATCAACCTGAATGGATTAGAGTTGCAATAGGAGCAGGAACTCAAGAACCAGTGGTAACAGGAATGAGTGAATCTGGTGAATCTACTTTCGGAGAAATAGGAGCAAATTTAGCGTTAACAGGAGCAGGTGCTACATATTATGGATTAACTGAAAAAGCTATACCTGCAGTTTCAAAAATAGTAAAAAACGTAATAGGAGGCGGTGGCACCACTGTCATTCAGCCTCAGTAAAGTTGTCAAGGGAACATCAGCAGAATATGCTGGTATTTCATGGTTGCTAAAGCAAGGCTATCATGTTTTTAAAAACGTTCATGTTACTGGTTTTATTGACGTTGCTATATTTGACGGCGAAAAACTCATAGGAATAGATATTAAAAGTGAGACATTTAGAAAGAAGAATGGTCAGAAAATATACAGAAAACCTTCTAGCAAACAAAAGCAATATGGTGTAAAATTGTTATTCGTACAAGAAAACGGAGAGTGTTATTTTGGAAGCGATTAAAGAACGTATTATTAAACACGAAGGAAAGATTAATAAAATATATAAAGATTCTCTAGGTCTAAAAACTTTCGGTGTAGGACATTTAGTATTGAATGAAGATGAATTAGAAGAAGGTGTTGAATATTCAGATGACGTTGTTATGCGATACTTTGAAAAAGATTTTGAAACAGCAGTCGAAGATGCTAATAAATTTATAGATAAAGACGAACATCCAGAAGATATCTATGGTGTAATTATAGAAATGTGTTTTCAACTTGGCTATCCTCGTCTTTGTGGCTTTAAGAAGTTTAAGGCCGCTTTAGAAAATAAAGATTATACTACAGCGGCAGATGAAATGTTAGACAGTCGGTGGGCGAAACAAACACCTAATCGTGCAAACGGACTAGCTGACATAGTGAGGGAAGCATAATGCTTTGGGGACTATTAGGAACTGTAGCAAAAGGAGCTGTTGATGTTATTAAAACAAGAACGGAAACTAAAAAGCTTATGGCTGAAGCTGAGCAAACACACATTCGTAAAATGGCTCAAGGCGAAATTGACTTCGCTATCGCTAGTCAAAAGAACATGCAAAACTCGTGGCGTGACGAATGGTTCACGGTCATCCTTTCACTCCCTTTATTAATAGTTTTTATTTCTATATTTGCTAATAAGCCTGAATGGATAGCTAAACTAAAAGAAGGATTTGATACATTAAATCAATTACCAGATTGGTATATATGGGCGTTAATGGCAGCTATTGCTTCATCTTTTGGACTGAAAGTAACTGATATTGCGATTAAAAAATTTAAGAAATAATGAAAAAAGATTGGTTAATAT